GTAATCCATGATCGGTCCAGTTAGCGAAACAGGTCGCACCATGATGGCTTCGCTTCAGCAGGCCATCGGCAAGGGGATGCCCATTGATCAGGCTATCGCGTATGTAAAAAGCATGGCGAACGATGGCGTAGCCCCGCTCGTAGATCTGTATGCGTTGATGAAGCAGTTTGAGCGGATGAAGCGACAACAAGCGCAGCCACTGCAGACTCCGAACATCCGTGAACAAATGATGATGCTTGAGGCGCAGCAAGGTCAGGCTGGGCTCCCGGCTGCGATGCCACAACAAAACCCGCAAGCCATGATGGCGCAGGGACTTGGTGGCTTACCCGCAGGCCGGATGGAGAACCCGTCGTTTGCCGGTGGCGGTATCGTTGCGTTCGATGAAGGCGGTCAAGCGGCTTCTACGCCGCAGTTCTACAGCCCTGTTCCACAATTTAAATCCTACAACGAGATAACTGATTACTTTAACAAGCAATTAGATCCAAAAGCGGTCGAGCAAGAGATGGCTCGTCGTGAAGCCTTGGCAAAACAGCAGCAAATGGACGAATATGCTCCGTCGTTTGGGATGCGTGAGAAACTTTTGGCAGAAGATAAAGCAGCGGCAGAGCGTCAGGCTGCAGAGGATGCCCAGTACGATACAGATGAATACTGGGGCGATGTGGCGGCTAATGCGGCGCAAAGCGGAGCAACTCTACTTTCTTCACTTGCTAAAGCCCAGAAGGGTAAGGCTACGCGCAAGAGAGCAACGGCAGAGAAAGCCCGTGCCGCGATCCGTGCAGCCAAGCAATCCGAGATCCTGTTGCAGCAAGCCCGTGAAGCCGAGAAAGAAGGTCGGCTCAAGGACGCCGAGGCGCTGCGTGCTAAGGCTGCAGAGGCTGCGATGGGCGCACAAGAGAAGTCTGTCGAGGCTCGACTGAGAAAAGAAGAAGCCCAGTTCTTGCGAGATACTCAATACGGTGTGGCAGAACGGTACAAACGCGAAACGGGTATTGAGGCTGAACGCACCGAACTCTTTAAAGAGTTGAAGGCGATGGTGCGTGCTGATAAAGATAACACGCCGGAATTCAAGCGTAAGTTGGAGTTGTACCAGAATTCATTCCAACAAGTAGCGGCGGCTAAAGCGCGTAAATCACTAAGTACAAATCCGTATTTGAAAAAAGATTACGATTCGGCTCAGCAAAGAGTAACTGATACGTTTGGGCTTTCTGAGGATGACCCAGCAAGAATCAGGGCGCTGAGAGAACTAGAAGCCGTCAAGGCTCGTGTTGAGCAAGAGGGCTATGATGTTGATGACGTAGGAGTAACGCCGACAGGCACGCCGAATTTGCCGCCCGGATTTGTGCGTGATTAATATTCATGACACTTCAAACCGCGACTAATCCTCAGACGGGACAAAAAGTTGCTCTTATTAATGGGCAATGGGTACCGTTCACGGACTCAGCGACTAATCCGCAAACAGGTGAAAAAGCGGTTTTAGTTAAGGGACAATGGATAACGGGTAAACAAACTCAAGTCCCGACTAAACCTACTCCTCCACAAGAAGAATCCGGCTTTCTTCGTCAGGCAGCGGATGTTCCCGTACAAGTCGCATCTGGTATAGCAACGGGCGTTCGCCTCATCACCGACTCATTCGGTGCAGATAATCCTGTCTCACAGAATATCCGAGGCGTTGAAGACTTCCTTCAAAATCTGCTGAGCGCCCAAGCCAAAAATAACCAGCAAGAAGTGGCGCGGATCATGGCCGCAGCGGAGGACCAAGGCATAGGGGCTCAACTTCGCGCTGCGTTAGAGTCATTAGCCACAGCACCTGTCGATCTGATCGCGAGCACTGTAGGCACTGCCGTGCCTACCATTGCAGGGGGCCTTGCGGCTCAAGCACTCAAGTTTTCTGTGAAGGGTGCGATGGCCGGTGTCGGTGCTGTCATGGGCGCGGGCACAGTTAAGAGTTCGATCTACGACGAGGTCAAAAACACGCTTGTACAACTGGGCGCTTCGCCCGAAGAAGCCGAGACACGCGCAGTCAAGGCCCAAGAGTACGGCGGCGAGAATCTTGATCAGATTCTACTTGGCACCATGATTGGCGGTGTGGCAGGCCGATTCGGTATTGAATCCACAGCGGCTAAAGCCATCGCCAAAGATATCGCAGGCAAGACAGTTGCCAAGGCAGCAGCCGCAGAAGCCGCGCCCGAAGCCATACAGGCAGCACAGGAACAGGTCGCGCAAAACATTGCACTGCAACGCGAAGGTGTTGAGACCCCGACGTTCCGAGGCGCAGTGGGTGCGGGTGCTTTGGAAGGCTTAATAGGTGTGGGTGTTGGTGGATTGGGCGAAGTGGCGGCAAGAAGATTCCGACCCGAAGCCGAACCCGAACCCACTCCAGAAGAAACTGAAACTATTACGGCACCTGAAGCCCCACCGGTTGCGCCAAGCCCAGAACCTAAGACCATTCCGACCGATGAAAAAGTTTCGCCAACACCAGATCAACTGGCTGAAGCCGCGTTGCGCGAGATTGGTCCTGAAACGGAAACTAAACAATATCGAAAAAAGATAGAAGAAATAACTGGTCTCAACCCAATGCAAGCGGGTTCTTTGCTTGCACGGCTAACAAAACGTGGCGTCATCACTGCACCGGACGTCTCTGGGTTACGCACGATTGGTGAGGCTGAGCCTAGCCCGACGCTAACTAAAGTCGAAGCCCCTGCGGCTCCTGATATCGACATGTTGCTGGGTGATCTTGAAGAAGTATCTGCTCCAGAAGATGAAGCAGCGCGGGCTAAGTTTGACGAGACGGTACAGAAGATCACGACAGGTGAACCCGACACTGCGCTCAACATTGCTCGTGCAAAAGTGCTGGAGACAGGTAAAACCGCTGCGCCGTACATTCAGAATGCCGTCAATGCTTATCGCCCCGAGGGTGAAGCAGGGATTACGCTTGCAGAGGCCAGCCGTATTCGTCAGCAGTTGGTCGATGAAGGCATCATTCTGGGTAAAGATAAAGTCAGTAAGGTAGAGCCCACGACAGTAGAAATAGGGGGCGAAGATGTATCTGCCGCAGATGTCCAAGTTACTGGCGAAACTAAGCCTAGAAGACGTGGAAAGCGCGTTAGCATACCTGTATCAGGAGAACCAGCCGCTACCACAACGACACAATCTGAAGATTTTATCGACTCAAGAGTGGGTACTACTAAATCTGTTGCTAAGCGGCCTGTTGCAGGAAAAAGCACAGAAGACACTGCACTAGAAAAAGTTTCGGGTAACACCCCCAAAGAGCGATACGAATCGGTACTAGCCCGGTTGGAAGGGCTTGAAAGCACCGGTCGTATGACTCGGCAAGTTGCGGACCGCTTACGCAAAACGGTAGTAGAGCAAGGCAATCCTGCTTTGCCGGATACTGACTACGAGACGATCCTTTCGCAGGCCGAGCAGATCGTTAACAAGGCCGAGGATTGGGCAAGCGAAATTGAGTCAGGTAAGGCACAAGTATTTAATCGCGATCTGTCTGCAAACGAGCGACTTAATTTAAATGAGTCTATGCTCCGCGAGCAGGAAACGATGGCGAAACTTCGTGCAGTTCAAGAACGTCGCCGAGAAGAAGCCACGGCTAGCGTCAAGGAATTACGAAGCCGGTTTGCACGAGAAGATGAACCTTCTTATGTGGCTGAACTTCGCACGTTGTTAGAGGCCAATGAAGTCAACTCTGCCGCCAAAGTGCTGGCACGTGCAGGGGCGGTCAATGATCAACCGAAGCGGTTCCGCCCAATCTACAAAGCCGTAGCCGATAAGATCAAAGACATCGACTTCAGCCGTATTCGCATTCAGACAGAAGATATGGCGGGTGCGGATCTTAATTACTTTAAACGGTTACGCGATGACAGTAAGTTGGGAGAGTTTGATCCCAGCACCAATACAATTAGTCTTCGTAGTGAAGTGCTTACTGCAAACACTGTTTTGCATGAACTGGTTCACGCGGGCACCGTACAAACCATCCGGCAATACGAACTTGACCCGTCTAAATTGACGGAAGTTCAGCGTGACGGAGTTGAACGTTTAAATGATCTACGAACGTTTGCTCAAACACAGAGCATTGATCCAACGCTTGCCGAAGAATACAAGCGGGCATTTGAAAGCCCGTATGAGTTTGTTGCCGTAGCAATGACTTCGCCGGGATTCCAGCATCGATTGGCTAAACTGGAATACAACGAAGGCTCTACGGCCCGCAACGCATGGACAGATTTTGTTAAGGCCATCGCCAAAGTATTCGGCTTACGCATCAAAAGCGAAAAGCAATACACGGCATTGGACGAAGCGGGACAAGCGTTTAGTCAGATTCTTGCTGCTCCCACTCAAACAGTTGAGGGCGTAGCCCCGCTTGCGGAAAGGAAAAAGGCAGAAGAGAAACCGCCGAAGCCGAAGAAAGACTTAGAGACCCAAATCCGTGAAGATCTTGAAGCCGCTAAAGTCAACAAGTTCAATCTGATTGGAATGATCAAGTATCGCTTTTCCAAGGAAGGCGCAAACAAATTTGTCGAAGACTACCAAAACGCCCAGCGCCCCGCCGACGTGCTGCAGTCGGACATGGACCGATCTGAATTGACGATCTACGACGGCGAAAACATGAACACGCTGGGAGCGGCGTTGGATCGATCTGCAGGCCGCTTACGTAACAATGAAAACGTATTAGTCCCTAATTTTCAAACGCTGGATAAATCACTTGGGGCGTATGCGGCTAAATTAGGGGTCGACATTGAGTCAGGAATTACAAGGCTCAGTAAATATTTTACAGCGGAAACGGTTAATCAGCGCCGTATAACGAACTTCATTAAAGAGAAGCCTCTTAAGACCACACCGACGCTGCGTTTAAAAGGATCAGATAAACTGATCAGTTACGCTCAATATCGCAATATGTTGATTGATTCAGTCTTAACGAACAAAGCGTTGACTGATGATCAGCGTGATCGACTGTATCAAAAACTGCTAGACCTTACGATTAACGATACGAAACACAAGTATGCTGACTCGCTTGGTGATTCATACAGCATTTTGAATAAAAAAGGTGAACCCCGCAAGCCGGGCTCGCGTCCGCTCGACATTACAGATGACTATTATAACATCATCAGTTATCTGTCTTATGAAGACACCAAAAACATTCTTGATGAGATGACAAAAGAAATGCAGACAAACTCTGCTGAAATAAGTGCTGTGCGGCAAGCACTCCTCGACATCAATGTATTGGAACAAAAGTTTAACGAAGAAGCCGGGTTTCTGTCTCAGCCCGCAAAGAACCTAATCAAACTTTACGGCTGGGATAAGTACGTCCCTCTCGCCGGAAAAATGAAAAAGATTGCTCAAGAAAATGAAGATCGTGTGTATCGTAACTCGTTACCAAACGAAGTGGTGCCGGGTTTCCGTGGGCGCGAGGACGTAGGTAACAACCCGATATTGATGACGAAGATCAATGCAGGTAAAGCCGCAGCCCGTGCCGCTAACACGGATGTTACTTTGAGCATGACTAACTTGATGAAGCCCCACCCTCGAACAGGAGAGAAGTACATCGACGGGGAATTGGTTGAAATTATCCCCTTCAAAGAGCAGTACACGGGCGAAGCCGAAGCCAAGATCAACGCTGTAATGGTGAAAGATCCAAGGCAGTATTTTTATCAGCGCATGAGCGACGGTAACCTCGCTATTTGGCGAGTGGATGACCCAAAGATTGTCAATGCGGTACGACCTGAGTTCGACCCCGGTAGTGTATTACGGCGTTTTCTGCAAACAGCAACTAATTTTGTAGGGCAGCAATACACCCGTTACAAACCACCGTTTGCTCCGTACGACTTTGTACGTAACGTGTCGTTCAACACGGGTGCGTTTAAATCAGAGTTTGGATCAGAGGCAGCATCAAATTATATTTTGGATGTAGGCTCAGCGGTATTTAAGAAATTCCGTTTACCGCAAATGTGGAAAATATCAAAGATGCACTCTATCGGAGACTTTGAGAGCATCAAAAAATTAGGCGGCTACAACGCAAAAACCGGACAGTGGAAAGATCCCTTCATCCGTGGGGCTTATGAATTTCTTGAGCGCGGCGGTAAGGTATCTGTCGTACAAACGTGGCAGACCCAGCGCCGATTACAACGAGAATTAGAAGCGCTTGAGCGTGGCCCAGTTCGTAAATTTGGACGCGAAACCAAAGACTTTCTCGATAGTTATTTTGACGCATGGATCGATTCGTTCGATCTTGTAGCCCGTGTTGTAGCGTATAACACCGCAAAGTCTATTGCTGTAAATAACCGGCAAATGACGGAAGCCGCTGCACAAAACTTTGCTACTAACTTTGCCAAAAATCTTGCCAACTTTGAGAAGCGTGGCGCGGCTAAAGCGGCTAAACGTTTGAGTGCCATGTACGCTTTCTTTGCCCCATCGGCCACAGGCGCGGTGCGGAACCTTGATGCACTAGCCCCGGCATTTAAAGATGTCGAAACGATGGTTAGCGAGTTACCGGCTAAGATTAAAAATGACCCGCAAGCGGTCGCCGCGTATAGGAAGAACTACGAGAAACTTCGTGAAAATGCTCGTGGCGCGATGGGAATTTATTTCGCAGCAGGCATGATGGGGTACTTCATTGCACTGTCGCTCGGTACTCTGGCGCTGGGCGGAGATGATGAAGAAAAGAAAAATGCCGTTGCAGATGACGAGATGGAGTTATGGACTCGCAATCTGCGCCTGCCACTCAATTGGTTTATGGAAGGTGAGGGTAAACGAGAGCGGTTCTTCCAAATCCCATGGGGCTTCGGCATGGGATCGTTCGCGGCTGCGGGGGCTCAGATTGCATCTGTTGTATCTGGTAATCAGCCGTTGACTAGTGCGATGGCGAACACCGCAATTATTGGACTTGATAGTTATCTACCGCTTCCTGTAGCCCGCTACAATCCGTGGGGCAACCTTGGAGTTTGGGCACTTGACTCAGTGATGCCGACCGCAGCGCGGGGAATGTTTGAGTATGCGGTTAATATAGATGGACTTGGGCGGCAGATTTATCGCGACTACCACAATCGTTTTGGACCCGCGTATGTTCCGGGCGGTAGTACGCAAGAAGCCTATCGCGATCTATCCAAATGGCTGGCTGATGTAACAAATCAATCAGTAGCATTAGAACCTTCCGAAGCAAAATTCCTGCTCAGCACTTTCATAGATGCTGGGGCAGCAATGGCAGCAGATTTTTATGATCTTAGTGATCTATTTGCTGGACGGCGTGACTTTGACCCGAAGCAAGACTTATTAATATTCGATAGTTTCTTTGGCACGAAGATTGATAAGGACGTGTCGAATTACCAAGAAGTCCGCAATAAAGTTGAACGTTTCCGCCAAGGTTATACCAATGCGGCAAACAGCCCGCGTGAAGGCGCTATCAATCGGTTTGTCGAAGAGTACCCGAACGCGGGGGGGATTGCGTGGCGGTACAATCAATTGATCAATGACATGAATCAGTACAATAAAAACTTAAGTACACGTTTAGCACGGGCCGAAGATCCGCGTGAGCGTCAACGTATCGAAGATGAAGCCCGCAAAACTCGTAGGTTGCAGATGCGGCGCATCATCAACATGTACGAACAAAACAAAAAAGAGATTGATGCCTTTAACCGGTTCAATCAAATGAACCCGTTCTAACTGATCCGCCAGACTCGGACGCCAAGGTGTCCATCCTTGGACGAGGCATAGGCTTTCACCTTGATGCCTGCAACCTTGGCGCGGTTGTCTATTGTAAAGAGCATCTCCGCTGGACGTAAGGTCGGGATAAAGAAACTATCACCGACGTTCATTCCGTCAAACGGGAAGATCCATTCAGGTTCCGGTATTTGATCCATCTTTCTTCAGGACTTCGTCAGGTAATTTGGCGCGGATGGCATACACACCAATCGCGTTGTCGTACAAACCTTTACCCCACCCACCAGAGTTATTGGTGATGCGCTGGCGTTCTATCTTGAGGCCGTGCGGTTTCATGGCTTCCTCGAACTCGCGACTGCTCACCTGCTTCGGGGCCAAGAACTTTTTGAAGGCGCTCTTTGAAATGTAGTGGGTGCTGTTGTAGATCTCAGACCGAGCGATAACAGGCTTACCAAGGCTCGGCGACTGAACGACCTTGCCGGGTTCATCAAGCACAAGGACACCCGCCCAGTTCTCCAAGAAGAACTCTGTCAGCAATCCGGGGTAGTCGGTCTTGTTCAGTTTGACCGTGTCTTCCTTCAACTGGATGATCTCCAGCATGATAGATTTAAATACTCGCTCAATATCAAGGTCGATGATCCCGGCCTCGATGGCTAACTCGCCACCTCCGAACGTAGCCGCTATAAGATTACGGTAGAACCGGTAGCCCGTGTCGTTGCCGACGACTTCATTGAACCGCTTGTACCACTTGTCCACGAGACCTTTGACGTAGGGCTGACCCTTCTTGAAGTAGTGCTGGATGAACTCGATCCCCGCGTGACCGTAGTTGAATCTAAACTTATCGAAGTGTTCGATACCAACGTCGTCCGTAAACCAATCAGGGGGCTTCAGCCTGAACTCAATGAGTCGTGCCATCTCACCATCGGGACTCGCCTTGAGCGTCTCCAGTTTGTTGTAGATCGACTGGTTGCTCGTAAAGAACGTAATCATCGAAGCGGAGGCTTCATGCTCACGCTCGGCGTTGACCGAGGACTGCATACGAATCTTGGCCTTACCATGCGAAACCGCGTGAATCAGTTTGGCAAGATCTTCGGGCTTGGCGTTTGATGCCTCGTCGATCCCGAGGGGTAGGTTCTTCAGGTTAAGGTACCGCCCGATGAACCCGTTCTGGGTTGCACCCTGATCCACCAAAGTCAGGTCTTTGGGCTGGCCCCAGATGCTAACGGCAGCGTAGAGCGACCCTGTTTTACCCGTACCCGAGTCGGCGCTTAAGAAACAGATAGAGGCTCCCGCGACGCTCGTCAGGGTCATGAGTGGGGAACCGAAACCGGTCATCATACCGAACGCCTGCATCTCGAAGCCGGGTCGGTTGAAGATCGTCGTAGCCTGCTTCCACGTAGCGTAGTCGCCCATCGGTCTTAAGTGCTGTGACACTACTCGGATCAGAGGCGAGGCGGCTGATCGGACTATCTCGCCGGTTGATTTAACTTCATTGTTACCGATGACAAAGCCGTCACGGTCCTCGGTCCATCCCATCTGCATTCGCATCTGTTCTGCTCTCCCAGTACTGGACAGATACTCTGCCCAGCGGATGAAATACTTCATGACCAACTTGGTCTTATCGGGATCGAAGGTGGCCCCGCTCTTGGTTATCGCCGTAGTCAGGTGCTCTTGCGAGTACATCTCGTTGACTGGCAACATAAATTCACGGACGCCATCAAGCGGCATCACGGTACGGATCATCAGACACTCGCCGTCGTGTGCGCTAAACATGCGCTTATACGGATAAATCGGACGCGTGATCAACTCAACCGGCGGGGCTTGCGAAGTCTTACCCGTCTTGTCGATGGTCGGCGGCGGTGTGTAGATGATACTGCCACGGGCACTGCGACTGAACGGAAAGAGATACTCAGGGAAGATCAACAAATCCTTCTGATCTTCTTCACCCCAGACCGTATCCTCAAGATCAGGTAGTGCAGCGGTCCGCTCTGTCGGCAACCGGACCTTCCGCGCCAAGGTAATCGGCGAAGCAAACTGCCCTCGAAATGGGCAGTCCTCACAGCCATCCGGGTTCTCTTCCGCAAACTTGTTGCAAGTCCAAGGGCCACTCGCCTTAGCGGTCTCCTGCGCTTTGAGCGATGCTGCCTCGAACGTGTATTCAGGATGATCTTCAGACACCGCACGGATCGCGCCTTCACGATCTACGCAACGTTGGGCAATCGACAACGCCCCGAACCACAGGTTGTAAGGCAGCGTTTCGCGGTTCTCGATGGCGTGCTTGATCTGATTGCAGCCATTCCCAGAGAGACTTCTTTCAGCCAGTACGGCAAACGAATCCTCGAAGTTATCAAGACGGGCAATCGCCTTCGTCTCCTCATCGATGCCTTTCGTCTTGACCTTGATAACCTCAATGCTTTGGCTGATGTCTTCGCCTTCCTCGCCAAGGAAAGATTTAAATGCTGCAAAATCGTATTGATTGAACTCGTCATCAAGGAAACGTGACGGGGCCTGCACTCTGAGGTTCATTGTCTCAGGGCAACGCATGACTCGCGCTGCATCAGCGGTCACCGCCGGGTCGATCAAAAGCCCCTTGTCCATGCAGAACTGCTTGAAGCGAGCAGCGAAGACTTTCCATTCCTCGGCTGACACATCATCTTCAAAGAGCCAATAGGCTTGGACCCCGCCACCAGAATCGATCCGGACAGGAGGCGGTAATTCGTTTTCGGCTACAAACTCGTCTAACGCTTTGATCGCGTCGTCTTTACTCTCATAGCACACGCTGCCATGGTTGACATCAAGGTCAACAAAGAACGACCGACAAAACGCCGCGTTGTTTGAGGTGCGGCTTTCGTCTTGGAACGAGCAAGGCGTAACGTAAACGTTGTACCTAGTCTGGTCTGAGTAAGCGCTGAGTACGTTTTCGAGTTCGTCTATTGAATAAGCGTATTCATGCTTTGTTCTCTTAATTTCTGGATCAATCAATGCAACGCAGTAAACGCCCTGCGTTGGTAGTGCTTTTTCGTAAAATTGTTTTCTCATGAGCGCAGCGAGAAATAAGGCGGGGTGTGAGTCCCCCGCCGTAAGTAGGAGAAGTCATGTCAGCGGATTTTTCTACCAATCATGGATTCGATGTACTCAATTCCAGCGAGTGCATCAATAGCCGGTAGAACTCCACTGGCAAAGTCCTGCTTCATCAGATCGATGAAGACCTCGACTGCCTTACGTTTATGCTCACGAATACCTTGGCCGCGAAACCAACTGTAGACGGTTGTTGGCGTCGTCTCCAAAGCCACTGCCACATAAGTGGCGGGCAAGTTAGCCTTCACACAAAGTTTAGCCAACTGGATGCCGAGCGTATTCAGATTGGATTTCTCCAAATCTCTAAGGAACTTTTCACCGTAAGGTCTAGCCATGACTCACCCTTATTTCTTCTTAGACCACTTCTTGATGACATCCGACACGTCTTCGCCAGAAGTTACTTCCGTCTTCTCCGACTTACGCAGAACAGGCTCAGGGATAGACTGCGTCTCCCCTTCATCAGCCTGATAAACGTTCAACTTCACAGCGTTGTCCGCTGCCTGAGAGCGCGACTGCGACTCAAGGACCGGCAAAATATCATCTTCGACTGCAGCAACGGGAGAGAACATCACTTTCGGTACAGGCGACTTGGTGTCGAACTGCATCTTCGTAATGACGTGCTTCGCGCTGATGTTGTTATTTGCCAAATACTGACAATATGGGCGAAAGCCCCACTTACCACCGTCTTCCTTAGCAAACGCAGAAGTTGCAGGAAGCACCAACTGCATCACATCACCCTTCGGATCGTTCGGCAACACAACCGCCGTACGCCACGACATGCGGCACGCTGCACCGTTACCACCTTGTCCAGATCCTTTTACAGACCATTGGCACGTGTCGCATGAGGCAGACTGCGGGTTGCGAACTTCCGGATCAGGCGTCTTAGAATTGCTTGACCAGCAGGCAGGAGAGATCTTCTCACCTTCCTTGTACGCGCCCGTGTAGTACGTGCGGCTCGGGTCGGTCGCCATCTTCACGAAGATCACGTTCATGTGACGGTCTTCAATTGCCGCGATTTCCTTACCACCAACGTACTTGCGGAACACGCTGCCCTTGATGGAGATGCGCTTGCTGCCACCACCGCCACCACTCTTGCCTGCAACGGCGAGCGTTTCTTGGTCAACGCCAACCTTCGCGAGGCTGCTCTTGATACTCAGAATCAAATCGTTACTCATAAACTGTACTCCTAACTAGTTAGCGCGACGAACTGTGACTGCGAATTCACGCATCACGTTAACACCGGGTGGCAGACCATCGTTCTCGCGCTCAGCGATGTGCTGCTTAAAGTTACCCTGATGTATACGTCGCTCAAGAAGTTCCACAGCCTCGTTCTCAAGCACGTAGTTTTTGAAGTTATCCCAGTCGGTGCAGTAAAAGCGCTCATTCACTCGCCGGATTAACGTGCCGTGCGAAGTCTTGATGCTATCTGCGCCCACTTCGTTACAGATCGTCAGCATGGTTTGCTCGATCTGCTCCATATCTTTCTGCACTTTTGTATCAGCCTCTTCGTACTCGCTCTTCAACTTTGCGCGTTCATCACGCAGAGCGATGTAAGCGGAGACCAACTCTTCCGCGTTGTATTTACTCATTGCTTTCCAACTCCTGTTTATACAAGTCCACCAATTGTTGATGACTATCTACTTTACCCTGCAGCATCTTGTACATCTTGCGCTCAACGTCAGAGCCCTGCAGATGAACGACTGTCATCTTGTTCTTCTGACCGACGCGATCAATACGTGCAATACACTGCAAGTACGTCTCGACACTCATCACCGGAGACCAAAACACCACCGTATCTGCGGCAGTCAGCGTGATGCCATGCGAGGCGGCTTGCGGCTGAATCACTAGCACCCGAGGATGCTGTTGCGCCTGAAATCTTTGAATGATCTCGGATCGCTTTGCTGCCGCTACGCTGCCTTGAATGATCTCGTTGCTGAAGCCCTTCTTACTGAGATGCTCTGATACCACATCAATAGTATGCGTGTACGAAACAAATACTACAACCTTATTTACGGTTTCATCAAGTACTTCTTCGAGTGCATTTAAACGTGGACCGATGTCAAACTCGACCACTTCGCGGTTGTCGGTGTAGACCGCACCGCCTGAGATCTGTAGTAACTTGTTGATACTTGCAGCGGCATTGACCGCAGTGACTTGTTCACCTGCTGCTTCGATCAGCATCTGATCCTTGAGGCGCTTGTAATACAGCAGCGATTGTGTACTGAGGGGCACGTCACGGATCTGGTACGTCACATCAGGCAAGTCAAGGCACTCGGCTTTCGTATAGCGTATGGCAGGCTGCAATGCATTAAACACGTCCGTCTGCGCCGTACGTCTTGGATACCATTTAAATCGTGTGGCTTGATACATGACTTTGTCACGCCATGCCGTCATGAACTTCGGGACTCGATAGGGTGAGACTAACTTGGCAAGCCCAAACGCATCGACCGGTGACTGCGAAGCGGGTGTACCCGTCATCATCCAAAGCCACGTGTGCGGCTGAATGAGTTTAGCCAATGTCTTCCATCGTCGTGTGCTGACTGTCTTGTAGGCGTTGGCTTCGTCAATGATGATCAGATCAAAGTTCGCCTTCTGTAACTCCTCCAGCATGACGTGCGTGCCGTCGTAGTTAATCACCGTAAACTCATAGTTGTTACGAATGATTTTCTTTCGCTTCTCCTGCGGGCCATAGGCTACGGCACAGGTGCGATGCATCGCAGTCTTCAGTACATCGGCTTGCCATGCGGAGTACATGATTGAGAGCGGGCAAATCACCAAGACCTTCTTGATGTAACCGATCTGCATCAGGTAATCCGCAGCCCAGATAGCGGCTGATGTCTTACCTGTTCCGGCTTCGTTAAAACAGAACGCCCGCTGCCGGATGGAAAGGAACGCTGCTGTGTCCTTCTGATGCGCGAAAGGTTTGTAGATTCCGGGCCATGCGTAATCTCGCATAATCGGCGAGGGGATTTTAAGCACGGTGGGAAGCGCGGCGTCACACAATTGCGTCAGCCGCTGAACTTCCTCCTGCCCCCAATAGAGCAAGAGTTCTTTCTCAGTGTCGTGTGACTTATTAATTTCGCACTTGTCGATGCACGAATACACATCGTCAGCCAGCGCGTAAGGCAAAGAAAACTGTAGGACTGTATCGTCAATGATCTGCATAACTACTCCAAAACTAGGACCCCTTACGGGGGTTAGTCGGTCAGCGCCCGGTTACAGGAAAAGCATTAAAGCCAAAACCGTCGTTGACTGGCATGGTTAAGCGGGTGTGATGCCGCCAAGGGCGCAAAAGTGGGGGAAACGCCCTGTTCTCCACACTCATGCCTTGTGGGAACTAAGTTTTCATTGCACCGCTCGACGTACGTTTAAACGAACGATTGCGACGAACAGACTGAATAGTGTAACCGTCTTTGTTCGTACCACCTTTGGACAACGCCTTCTTGTGAGCAATGTCTTTGCCTTCACGGCGGTCGGCTTTACCGTTCTTATTACGGTCTGCGCCAGTTTTATCCACAGTACGGCGAGCGCGTTGGCGCTCCATCCGATCCGCGTGCTCTCCCCGAGCCTTCTGTTGCTGATACTCTTTGGCGTAAGGTCTTGATTTAGTAACGTATGGCATTTAACGGATCCTATTAAATTGACAGGTACTTACCGGACACCACCCGCATAACGGGGTCGGGTTCTCGGGCCACTTGTCCTGTTCATGGGACAACTTCAATCGTTCTAAGTCTGGCATGAAGTCTTTCCACAGATGCTCAGACTGCTCTCGTTCATACTCCTCGTCGATGAACGTATTGTGCGCGACGAACAACAACCCGGCTTTGATCTTATCAACCTGCGGGAAGTGAGCATACGTCATCAACGACATCAATTTTAACTGTTTCACGTCTGGGTACTTCACATTACCCGTCTTGTAATCCACGATGTGGGCCGTGTCATTGCTGACGATTAGCAAGTCCACGATGCCGCGTACCCAATACTCATCCGAGTAAAACTTACAAGGCTGAAGGTTGGTATCAAGCGCCATCCGATACTCCGGCAGGCGTTCTCCCTCGATCTCCAGCAGCGCGTCCAGCATGGGCTGGTACCGCTCGTAGTTTTTCTTGAGAGGCTCCCCCTTACCGACGTAGTTCTCCAGAGCATTATGGACTGCCGTTCCGTAAAGCATCTGCTCGGTTGGATGCTTCACAAAATTCTTGGCGACTTTAACTTCGTAATACTGACGCGGGCAATTCACGTAATCCTTCAGCCCCGAGTATGACCACTTAATCGTATTCACAGTATTAAATGTTCCGGTGCTAATTCGCGTGTGTTCTCTGGGTCATAGTCAGACGGCGTGCCTAGTTCCCACGCTTCATCGTAATTAAGCCCGCCATAAATAATTACTTCCCGTAACTCCGGTAAAATTGGCTTTGCAACAAATAACACCAAGTTCTTGCCTATCTGATGCCGCCTCACTGCCGCCGACTCTTTAGTTCGTAAACTACGAACTTCGATGTTAATCCCTACATCTGGAAAATCTTTGAATTTACCTCGCTCTGAGTCATGCCATACGTGACCAGACCAATACTGGTTAAGGTATCTAGCCACGGCTAACTCAGCGACACATGCCGCTACCTGTGCCGTACGATCATCCTGCATTCTAGCCGAATCATAGTGAGCGGCGTTTTGTTTACGCCAATTCTCAATGTACCGTCTTGCTCCGACGTGAGACGCCCACTCGTACTCCCAAGAAGTCAAAATAATTTTCGGCTTTTCCATCAACACTCTCCGTATGACTCGCCGTATTTTGCCTCACAAGCGACAGGCAATGTCGGGCACCACTCCGGAGGAGTAGACATAACTTTTGTTATGAAATCAAGGGCTTCCTTGATCTCAATTTCTGGCACCACCATCACTGCCGCGTCATGGACGGTCAGCACGGGTCGATAACGTTCACGGAGGTTCAACATCTGCTCGCCAACGATAATGCGGGCGAGGGCTTGCACCACGTTCTCAACCATGGCTCCGCCCCAAATATTGACTGGCCCCTTGCGTGAGTCGTAGACAACTTTGCCGTCCTCCAATCGCAAGTTGGGGTAGCGAATGTGTAGCCCGTTCGGTAACTCGATCCCTTCAGGCGTCACCCACAGGGCTTCGTTCTTGCCCAGTGAAATGCTCGGCTTCACGCCCTTCTTCATCATCGAATTTAAAGCACGGTCGCACTCGTTCCAAAGTTCGGGGATTTTATTGTTCTCGATGCGATACACGTTGACGTATTTCTTGGCATCCTCCTCGCTGATGTCCGCGCCGGGAGGCTGAGTCTTGAGCGTGTGCCGCAGTTTCAAAGCCCCAGTACCGTAGCCGAGCCCGAGGATGCAGGTCTTGCCGACGAACCGTTCGACGGGGTCAGCCTTGCTGATGGGACGCTCGTAGATCTTGCTCGCAAAGATCGAATACACATCCTCACCCCGACGAAACTGCTCCACTACAGATGTTTGCCCAGCCAGCCACGCGAGGACTCGCGCTTCGATCTGTGAGGAGTCACAGTTGACTACCAAATGCCCCGGCGGAGCCACAATGGAATTCTTGAGCGCTTTCTTTTTCTTGTCTCTTGAAGGAAGGTTTTGTAGGTTGATGGCGTCCAGACCCGCCCAACGGCCTGTGTGAGCGCCGTAATACTTGAGCGGAATAGGTAACCGACCGCGATTCCTACCACGAATACGAATAAAGCGTTCAATGCGTGCCTCCGCTAACGTTGACTTAGTACCCAGACGCACCGCGCACAGTTGCTGAATGACCGGGTTATCGGATTGCAATAACTCGATAAAGCCCTCATCGTTCTTCGCAAACGCGAACGTCTCTTTGCCTGTTGTTGCACTCGTCTTGGTGGGCGGCGTGACTCCGAAACCCTCCAACACTTTGGCAAACTGTTTGTTGCTGCACAGTTTCTTGCGAACCTCTTCCTCGCTCTCGGCTTTAAGCGTTGTCATCAGACCCCGCAGTAGTTCGGACTTCTCGTTCGTGATCTCATCAAGCCGATCCGAAAGTAAGCCGTCATCGATCTTCAGCACGGGCAGAATGAACATCCGCAGCGTCATGTCGATCAGTTCTAGTTCTTTTCCGGAAAACTTTTCAGCCAGTCGATTAAATAAAGAATAAGTAAGATTAACGTCATTAACGCAATAGTCACCATATCGAGACAGGTCTGCGTCATCGAAGTCTTTACGTTTTTTACCCAGTGCATTGATCACCTCTGTTCCTTTCTGTCCTAACTGATATCGTTCAACAAGCGCCGCGAGACTTCCGCCCGCATCAACGCCATGAATCGCCCGCGCCATGCAGAGCGTGTCCATGTATAGCGCCGACTCAATCCCAAATGTCCACGCCAATATCGCGCCGTCAAACAACGTGTTGTGACACAAGAGTGCCGAGTGTCCCCAGTCAAGTTTGCTCAACCTAAGTTTGATGTCTTCATGCGATCCGCTAAACCATTCGGTCGGGCCGTTATCGACTTTAAATGCCACGCCGATGACCTCGAACCGCTTGTCGCGGATGTACTCCTCCGTCGTCAGTTTGGAGAGACTGAACTCTTTTGAGTAATATGTCTCAAAGTCGAGCGTGACAAAACTCATGGATCAACGCTCCACGTTTCGGTCTGGCGCTGCAACTTAGGCCACTCTAATTTTGTAACGAATGATTTGTCCT